TTTCATCCTCAATTTGCTCATCAATCTCAATAATTTCAGAATCAGTTTGGCGAAGAATTCTTTTTCTTACATATTCTGTTGAGTAATACTTACCAATGTAAGGTTCTACTGTTGCAAGAATGCCAAGTCTATTTTGAATAAGTTCTGCTTCTTTAAGTTCAGCAAACTGATTATCATATAAAAAGTCATACTGAATATGATCACTGATTTTTTCCCAATCTTCTGCTGCAATAATGTTCTTGAGAATCAATTGCGTCTTCAATAAATCATTGAATAAATTTGCAAATCTTTTTCTAAGTCTTCCTACAAATTTAGAGAAATTGAGTTCATCTCTGAGAATCTCTGATGAACGACCAAGATTGAATCCATCCCCACCGCCAGGTAGTCTTGATTCTGGAACACCTAATGAACGATACAATTTCTTTTGGAAATATTCAATGTCAGAAAGTTCTCCAAGATTTTGCCCGCCAGGAAGAGTTGTGATTTCTGTACCACGACCACCCTCTCTTCTTGGAAGCCAAAAGTCTTCAAGCATGGACATCATTTTTTTATCATCACGAATCTCACCTGTATTTGCATCATAGACCATTTTATTTCTATAACGCATCATCACATCTTTAAGGTATTGCTCTGCCTTTACCTTTGGAAGATTACCAACATCGATGTAGAAAATTCTGCGTTCTGGAGCACGAGATAATCTATAGATAACCAAAGAGTCCTCAATCATTCTTAGTTGATTGAGTGCTTTGATTGCCTTATGTAGATATGAAAGAACTGTACTTTTATTTCTATCGATTAATCCAGAAGTACAATATGTAATTGAATCTTTTGCAATTTTGATTGTACCTTTTTGTCCAGTGAATCCTGAAAATCCACCAGGACCTTTCATACTATCTTGAGTATATACAAAATACTCTTCGATTTCAGGATAAGTAATACTTTCTTTAGTATAATTAAGATTGGCAGTTTGAAGTTTATTTGGATCTCTTTTCTTTTCTTGTCTAATGTGCTTAATTTTTAGTGGGTCAATGTATCTTAATTCCTTGATGCCATCTGTTGGATTTTTAAGATCAATAACCTTTAGATAAAAAATTCTTCCATCAACATACCAATTTCTAAAAATTTCGTGACATTTTTTGTCAAAGTCTAAAATTTCTTTGATATATTTAAACTCTTCTCTAATTGCAGATTTTAATCTATCACTAGCATTCAAATTTGAAAGTTCAATCTCTACAGGGGAATCATACAAATCGCTAACGATTGCTTCATTTACAACATCTTCAATGGCTTTATCACATTCTGGGTGTAAAGCCATTTCACGATATCTTTTGATTAAATCAAACTCAGTTCTATATACCCCTTCTATATCAACATACTGACCATAAAATCCAGATTGGAGATAGAAATCAACCCCGTCCTCATTATTAGGGGGGACGGGGGATGCTATGGATTTGGATTTTTGTTCTGAATCTTCAATCGAAAAACCAAAAAGTTTCGCCATTTTATAACTTGAATTTATCTATTATTCTATTATTTAGTTGATGTTTTCTCCACCCGCTTGAGGAGCATTACCCTTGATAGCTTCCCACCAATGCACTTGCATCTCAACTGTGAATTCCTGAATGCCCTCAGTATCATACGAAAGGTTAATTGGAGCAATATTAGTTGGGAAGATATCATAGAAATGATATGCTCTCAGAGTTTCTCCACTACGATCTAACTGATAGACAAATGCATCTGCTTGATAAGATGCAGGATCAGTTGAACCAGTGTTATCAGATACTCTGTTGATTGAATTCATCCACTTCTCAAATGCCGAACGAATTGCAAAATCAGTATCGTTGATAACGGTGATTGTCCAACTATCAAAGGTTCTGTCGCCAGCAACATGAAGAACACGACCTCTAAATGGAACGGTCACATCCGAAATGTTCGAAGCAGGTAAGTTTGCTGCTTTAACTAAGAATCTTGCTTTATCAAGAACTTCTGAACTTGCTGGAGCAATATCTGGGAATGAAAGTACAACCTCAAACAGGTTGCTTCTAGCACCACCACCAGTCAGCTTACTCTTGAAGTCGGTAATCTTTCTTAATGGGGGTGGATTTAATTGGGTTCTGGTAGCCATAGTTTTAAAACCTCTAAGTTAATTAAACAGTACCGATTACTTCTTCAAAAGCAACACCAGTTCTGGTGGCAACAAAAGTTAGTCCGATGAAATTGATAGAACGAGCAGGTTTGATGTATATATCAGCAACAAACTCATTTGCATCAATGACAGCGGCAGTGTTGTTTGTTTCGTCACAAACAACAACATAATCAAAGATTCCTCTCTTGGCTTGAACATCACGAAGGAATGGTTCAACAATATTTACAAAGTTAGTTCTTGTAATTTCATCGTTGAATTCAAAAAGTTGATCTCTAGCAGCTGCTGAGATTGCATCTTCCAGATAGAGGAATAGTCTGCGAACATTGATTCTATCAAATGCAGATGCTCTTGCGAGAGCAGTCTTATCACCAAAGAGAATGATTCCAGAACCAGGTGAGAAGATTACTGGATTAATTCTTGCAGAGTAGAGACGATCTCTCTGTGCCTTAGATGGATTATATGCTAGTTTAATAGCATTCAGGATAGTTCCTCTAGAAGTACCCGCTGGTGAGAACCATGGGAAATTGTTGATATCATTTCTGGCGCAGAGTCCAGCCATGTCTCCATTTAGTGGAACATATCTAAATGTATTATTAAATCTATCAAACATGTACTTATATCCACTATCAAATACAGCATATGATGAAGAAGTCAGTGGAGCGTAGAAACTAAGTACATTATCTGTAATTGTTGAAGCAGAATTTACAGTAGCACTTCCAACTGCAGTTTCTGTAAGGAATGCACCCCTATATGGTGAGATGAATGCAATGGCATCTTTTCTAATTTCAGCAACAGAAATTAGTTTGTTTGCTAATGCTTGTGCGTTTTCTTTTCCATATCCAGCTGAACCCATGATTAGGAAATTAATATTATATTCCTCAGTATTTTCAAATAAATCATATCCACCACTGATATCTGCAATCGAAGAACTTAAAGCACCTGTCGTTGCAATTCCACTGCTATAGTCATAGTTATATCCTTTTTCAAGAGTTAATGTGTTATTTCCAGTTGCTGAGAAAATAATACCCTCAGCTTCTTGGTCCCATGCATTATCTGATTGTAGAGTAAATCCACTGCTGAATCCAGTTGTAACGATTCCAGCAGGTTGGGAACCACCAAAGATATATGCTGAGTTATCTGCAAGATATCCTCTCCAATATGATGGAGAACCTACAGAGAACTCTGCATCTTTTGCTTTGGAAAGTGAAAGATGCTTCTCAAGAATTGTCCCAACAGTGCCAGTAACTTCTCCAGTACCATCAATTACAACCACATGAATTTCATCATGTCTTGCATTTCTAGTTTCTGCATATGCAGTTGTACCAGGTCTGCTTGCAATTGAATTCCATGCAATTGTTACAGTTGTAATTCCAGCAGAAGAAATTACAATATTTTGATTGTCGAACCAATCTGAGACTCCACTATAAGAGGATGATGCATATGCGACGGACGAACCATTTGTGTGGAAACCAACCGATCCTGTTGCATTAAATGCATAAACTCCGCTTGGAGTATAATCTATTGGTGTTACAACTGATGTGGATGAGACTTTGCTCTGAATCTTAACGCTAACGGTACTTTGTCCAATTCCAGTAACAACCCCTCTTAACGTAAATCCAGTTAATGAAGAAGTTGTACCAGCACCAATATCGGTTTTACCATCAAGACCTTGAGTTACTCCGTAACCAACTGCAAGACCTGCAGTGCTAATTCCTGTCAGAATTTGGTCTGCTCTTGAGTCGATAAGTGCAACCTTTAGACCATTTCCCCATGAACCTGGGTTTTTAGCTACCACAGTTACATTGGGAATGACATTCTCATCATATTGCTTATTTGTATAGTCGTCAAGACTATTAATTGTAACGCTAGTTGCTGCTCCTGCTAGAGCATTAGTTAAAGATGTTCCTGATGCTCTTACAACTCTTAGGGCTCCACCATATGCCAAATAAGATGAAGCAGTTAGCCACTGCTCATAGTGCTTATCAATTGTATATGGCTTACCAAAAACATTGAGTAGCTCCTGCTCATTTTGAATTAGTGTTGGCAAATTAACAGGGCCTTTGGCAAAAGGTGCAACAATAGCACCAACTTTATCAGAGGTTGGGTCTATCCTTCCATTAGTAAGATCAACCTCTCTTACTACAATTCCAGGAGATGCTAAATTTATAGGCATCTTTATTCTCCGTGCTATCCAGAATTATCTGAAATTATTTATTAAAAAGTCTATTTTGAATGGGGAAGCCATGCATGAGTATGATCACCAGTCAGGATATTCCCACTTTATTATTCCCCTTGGTCTCTTTCTAGTTTCTGTAGTCCTCTTAACAGTACATTCTTTGCATTCATAAGAATATGCAGATGGAAAAGAACCTCTATCCTTGCGAGTTAAGTAAAAGTCTTCTAATAAATTTTTAACTTTTCCACAAACTCTACATCTCCTATCGAAAAATAATAAATGTTCTAATTCTATCTCCTTATCTAAATCCATCACATGTAGTCCCACATGTAGGACCTATCCCCATATTCATCAACATTCCATATTTCCAAAGTTTCCTGTCTATTTGATTTGCTTGCAATCATCCAACGATCACCAGTATCTTGATCAATAATACTTTCCATATCATCTAAACCATCTGAAAGAAATCCAAATGGTGACATATCTTGTTCTATCTGATTTTTTTGCTCCTCATAAATTCTTTTTCTTATATCATTGTCTGTCATCTCTTTAAAATAGTCTTGAGCAACAAGCCATGCAAAAATAACCAAACACATTGCTAAGTCATCATTGCAACCTTCTTCTGCTTCGAACGATCTATTTTTTTGTATAAATGTTGTCAATTCTGAAATAACATCATAATCATAAATCATCAACTTATCATCTTCAATAAGAGTTTTCAAGTTGGAGCATCCTAATTTTTTAACGGATGCAGTCATTCGAACTCCCAGCTGAGATTTCTTGCCACTAAATCCCGAACCAACAATCTGTCCCGCCCTACCTCTCATAGAGCACATAAGAATGTTGTCATATTCTAAATCAAAGTGAAGAATATTTGATACTTGGTCCCCAATATCATTTACTTCAATTAAAACCCAAGAATCATTATAACCTTTTGCTACTTCATGTATGATACTTGGAAATAGCATTGGTTTGATTTCATTATTTTTATACTTACCAACAACTCGATAAGGAAACTCTGTAATATCAAAGATTACAAATGCAGAATAGTCATTGCCAATTCCACGAGCCACATCGACAGTCATTAAATAGTTGTGCTCTTCTATTGGTTCTTCATAGATATCAAGACCTTTATTTCTTTTTATTGGGTCATTATATACTAAAGTTTTTAACTTACTTGGATTAACTAGAGTATCAACAGATCCTAAGAATTCACACTCGAACTCAACTTTAAACTGTTGTTCTGAGGTGTTAGCAATCGTCTGCTCTTTCCATACAGCGTCTCTACCAGGTACTTCGGACCAATGAACGTCTGTTGGCACATATTCATTTCTACCGCGTTCAGAGTCATGCCACATACGGTAGAAGTGATTCATACCGCGTGGTGTAGAAACAATAATTACCTTTGTGCTTTGTCCAGAAGAAATAGTAGGATAAACAGAGGCAAAGAAGTCATCAGCAATGTGATTCGGGATGAAAGCGAACTCGTCAAGAAAGATGATATTATAGGATCCGCCTCGGACAGCAGATGAAGAAGTAGAGTTAGCCGAAATCTTGGAGCCATTTTCTAGTTCTAAAGATCCTTTATTCCATGATATGATACCCTGTTGCATCCATTTAGGTAAGTTTTCATAAGCAAGTTGTAATCTTTGAAGTAAGTCTCTTGCTGTAGATGCTTTGTTCGCTAGAATAGCTATATTAACATTATCGTTGAATACTGCATAATGTAACAAATATGAAACACAAGTCGTAGATTTACCCGTCTGGCGGGGCATCTTACAAATATTAAATCTGTTCTTGTGGAAATTATCAATTAATTTTTCTTGAAACGGATACATCTTAAATGGCACAAGACCGTGATCCAGAGAAACAATTTTAATATAATTTCTGGCAAAATAAACAGGATTTTCTTTACACTTTAAGAACTCAATAATTTGTTCTTCGGTAAATTCAATTTGTGTATTTGCTTTTTTTAGATTAGGATTACCAAGATAAACTTCACTCATAATTTAGTAAATCTCCCTCCACTGAAGAGCAGCAGCAACGCTAGCAGTGGCATTACCAGTAGTAGTGATGGTTCTTACAACAAGCACATAAATTTCAGAGTTTGATGAATCTATATTTTGAACAATAATATTTTTCTTTGCCTGACTTAACGTACCAGAAGCAACTGGTGAAAGTGAGTTTTGTGATGCACCAGAAGGAACATAACCAGATGCAAAAACATCACCATTATTGTAAGTTGTTGCATTAATACAAAACTCAACACCACTATTATCAGAAGCAGAAGTCCAAGTTAAAGTTCCCGCATTACTCAAATAAGCAGAACTTGGAAGTTTTATAACTTTATAAACAATACTATTTGTTTCACAGAATAATGAAATATTATTCAATTTAACTGATATTCTATTTGGATATCCCTGAAAAATATTTTTGAGACGAATGGCAACCAAAGGAAGTTCTGTTCCTGCTGGTGTTGGTGTGGTTCTTGTAGCAGTCATTGTATAAGCAAAGTCAATACCACTTTCTACATATCCACCTTCTGACATTACAGAAGAACAAATCTGATCAAATGATGCTCCAATACCTACACCAGTATTTCGGAGTTCGCAACGAACTGGTAGGTTTGGATTTGCAATATAAACTGTGCTCTGATAGTTGGAATGGTTGAATTCGTGTGCGGTGATGAGTTGTCCATTATGAGCAAATCCACAACGAACTCTACCAACACCTAACCACTGAAAATCTATAAATGCAAGTTGAGTTTTTGTAATATCTAAATTGAACCCAGAAGTTCCCGTTCCATCACATTTATCTCTGTTCCATTGTGATTGTGGAATCCTGGTTTCGGTTGCAATACCACTTACAAAAGTTCTGATTACCCAATTGTTTGTTCCAATACCAGTATTTATTCCATCAGAAGTATTAAGACCCACCTGTTCAAAATAAATTCCGTCTCTATCATCAAAATATCCAGTTCTTTTAGTTGCATTTCGTTGAGGAGCATAGAAGTTAAAAGAACTAAAAATTAGTTGTCCTTTTCCTGGTTGATAGTGATGATAAAACTTCGTTTGATGAACACTAAATGCAGTTGTTCCAATACCAGTTTGTAATCTTGCACACGCTTGGTTTTGCAAAAATGATACTGTTGAACCTGCACCAGAAACACTATCCAAAAAGTTTGGGTCAATAGCATATAAGTGCTTGTAGTCGCCAAGAGTAAATGGTTCAGAAACTCTACTCCTACCAAATGCATCAACAGCATTTGTATCTGGGTTGATAGTAATAAGAGTATCTGATGAAATTCCAACAGTTCCAGTAACTGGAAATGGGTTGTCAAGTGTAACTACCTCGCCATTTTTATTGGCGATCATATTAACTTCAAAAAGAGTTCTCTCTTGATTTAAAAAATCTTGAGTACTTTTATTAAATTGTGCCATAAATCACTGACCCCAAGACAATCTCTCTGGTTGATATCTTTGTGCGTTTTTAATTCTTGAAGTATTTACCTGATTTGGATAAACGTTATGAACGATTGCTCCAGGATATTCTCCTTGGATTTGTTCTGCAAGTTCATTTTTGGGAAGCATCTTGCCTTCCACTTCCAAACGATACATCTTCCCTTCCCAAACAACGTCGGCAAAGAAAGACTCGGTTGCTTGTTCTGGTTGAGAGGAACCTACATTTAGAGTTCCATTGAAATCACCATTGATAGTGATACTTTCTGAAATAAATTGTTGAAAAGATTTCATTTTAGTTACAGTTCCAACGACGTAGTGCTTTGTTAATTCTTGAATCTGGGTCTCTTGCAGTTTTTGCAGAAGTCAGTTTTGATTTCATGCCTTTCATTCGACGGCAGAAGTTAGCACGGCGTTTCGCTCTTTTACCTTTTGGTTTCTTCTCAGTTACTGCAGTCTGAAGTTTTGAACCAGGATTCTCACGACGATAAGCATCTACTGCTGCTTGACTCAATCCATCAGTTTTATCCTGACGATTGACTTTCTGCCAATCTTCCATAAACTGTTGGAAGGTTTTTAAGTCTGGTTCATAATGTGCAACCTGCATCTCTTTTTTAGGTTCTTTTTTAGCAAGTGGTGAATTGATTCCTTGTCTAATCTGTTGATATTTTTGATCTATTTTTCCAGCAGCACCAGGATTCCCTTGCTTCAGTCTATCAACATCTTGTGGAGTCATTCCACCCATACCTGTTGTCTTTTTACCACCAATTTCAAAACTAGGACCTTCACCAAGTAAGTCACTACCAATACCTTTAGTTGGTTTTAATGGTTCTGGTTTGATGATATCAATAAACTCTGCGTAATGATTTCCATTAGCATCTTCAATAGATACGCTCTCCTTATTCATTTCACCACTATCAACATAATCTGCTGCAGTGTCGATGTAATCAGCTGCTTTTGTAATCTTTGACTGAACCCATGCTTCTATCTCACCTTCACCTTTCTTCATTTTTTTCTTAAGTCTATTTGCAGCCTTAATGATTGTTGAAAGTTCTGAACGAGCCATTGAATACTCGTGGTCATAGGCTTCATTAGCAGGATGGACCGTTGCAATATTAAATTTTTCTTGATTTGATGGTTCGTATGGTATTGAAAACATGGACCAATATTTTGGACCATATCTGCACTCACGCATCTTTTCCATTTTTTTGCACTTTGGACAATATCTCATTTCATTTTCAAAAATTGGACCATCCCAATCATATGCAAGTGCATTAGTACTCTCTGATTTTGTTCCCCAGTTATCAGCACCTTTTTTGCGGCATTGAACAAGTGCTCCAGATGCATATGCACTTGGCCAAACCTTAAATCTTGCTTTTACTTTGTGATAACAGGCATCTTTGTTACCACTACCTTTGCCTGGTTTATCTTTCGATGCTTCGTTGAGTTCCATTGCTTCTTTGATTCCTGGTTCTGCTTTGACGTAATTTTTATCTTTTTTGCCTTTAGCAAAAGTTGGAACATTTGTTGGTTTTGCTGCTCCAGATTTTTGTTGCTGCCCCTTATCTTTTTGACGCTTACGGCGAATTGCTGATCTAATTAACGCTTCACCTTTTTTACCTTTTTTCTTTAAAGACTTTAATCTTCCGCTACTAAAACATTTAGGAGTTTTAGTTTCACCTGGTTCATTTGCACATGGAGAACCATCTGCCTGAACCCATCCTGGTTTTCCACTTTTAGATTTGGAACCTTTAAACCAATGGTGAAGGGTTCCTTCATTAATCCAATCATCTGGAGTTTTTTGATGCTTATCAACAAATGCATTATGCAATTGTTTAGCAGTCATATCATGCTTTTTCATAATTTTTCTCATGAGACCATCAATAGAATCATAAGAAGTATCATCTAATTTTTTTAATCCTGATTCGAGTTCTTCAACAGCATCATCCTCACAACCACAATGCTCCTTTACATCTTTAAATTTCTTATGATGTTTTTTAGCATCTGCCTCCATTTTTTTCAAACGAGTATAATAATCTGGAATTTCATCTAGATGCTGAAGAGCAATATCTGTTGCAAGATCTTTATCCTTTGTGTGTTCATGCTCGATTGGAATTCCCATTTCAAGTTGCTTTTTTATAAAAGAAACTTCAAGGCGATGTTTCTTTGCAATTTGTTCAACTGTCTTATGGGACTTTACTTCGTGCATTTCATTGAATGGAGATTCGGATTTAGTCTCTTCACCACGTTGTCTTTTTTTACGAGCAGCACAATGAGCCTTTTGAGAAAATCCACTAGGATTATCACAATTTATTGATCTTTTATATTTGTCAGACCAACTCATTGAAAAAACACATTACTCTTTATTATTTAGAAAACCTTGTTTAAGTAGTTTTGACAAATCGGCAGTTGATCCAACAAATAGTGCATTATTGTTAGTAACATTTGTTGTTTTAACCTTATCTTCTTCTACTTCCTTAAGTTTCTTTTGAAGGTCAATCAACTTATCAGTTGTATCAGCAACACTTTTAATGAGTTGTCCAGCAACTTCATATGCCCTAGGACTACCACCTTCTCCCGCAAGCTCCATAATGCCATTGATGGCCTCTTGACCTTTTTCAATCAAAGAATACAAATTGGCACGAGTATATTCATAATCTTTTTTAATATCATCTTTATTTCCACCAACAATTTCAACATCTGTTGGTTGTTTTTCAACGATGCTAGAATCTGTATTAAAGGTCAAATCTAAATTTTCATATCCAGGCATGATATTTTATACATCTCCACCTTGAACAATATTGTATCTTCTAGAGTCTGTAAAGAATTCCGTTGTCTCTGAGAATCCAAAGTCATCATCTGGTCCAAGAAGTGCATCATCAATTTGTGTTATGACTCCATCATTGTTCAGATCTTCAAGTGCCTTTGGAGTGACAGTATATCTCATTTCCCTCTTAGCAGAGGTTGTATTTGTACCACTATATGTATCAACTTGAACTTTTCTGATAAGACCGTCTGTTGTATCGGAAATGGCACCAAACAGATATGTTTTAACAGTAAATGATAGTGTATAAATTAAAGCTCTTCTTGTACTGAAATCACCTTCATAATCATCTGTAAATGAAACATTATTCAGAATGATTGGCATATCTCTTTTTTCTCCAATTGAATCCACTAAGTCAATTGTTAGATTCAATGCTGGTTGAAAGCATGGTAAAATTTGCTCAACGATTTGAAGAGCATCATCATTTAGTTTGCAATAAATTGATAAATCGAATCCAATATTATATGGAACTGGCATAAAAACTTTCTTCAAATTAGTTCCATCAGAAGCTTTAAATGATTGGGTTACGCCTGCTTTTCTACTTGCATCATAACTTAGAGAAACCATTTCAAATGACATTCTTGGTAGAGTCATTGCAATTGGTTTATTCAATTCCGATTGCTCAGTCAATCTAGCAAGAAACTTTTGTCTAGGACCATATGATAAAGGAACTCTAAGTTCATCAACTACATTAACATCATTTTTATCATAATGCCTAATGTAAATTTGATTAAACAGGGTTCCAAATCCTATAATAGTTTTTCTAATAATTTCGTGATAATAGTAAGTACCTAACATTAGTAATTTCCAAATGGATTCGATTCTGAGAAGTCTATAATTTGATCTGCTTCAAATTCAATTTCATCATTTTCTTCATAGTCATCTAAGTTTCTCAATGAAGCTGCAGCAGGAACTTCGCTGAGAGTTAAATATTCATCAACAACATATATAGCCGATGAAGCGGCGCCAACTAAAAGTTCGCCAGGAACAAACTTGCCATTTTCAATAGAAATCTGAATAATCCTATCATCAGCATCCCAACGCTTAACCCTTGCAGTGGTGCTTGAAATTGATCCAGTCACAACTTCATTAAACCAATACGTACCAACTCCAATGATTACTGGAGGTGATCCAATCGTAACCGTTGGTGGTGATTGATATCCAGAACCTGGGTCATCAATCAAGATATAATCAATTTCATTAGTAACAGAATTCAATACCGCTCTTCCTCTTGCAGTTGTAAATCCAGCGGTAAAGTCTCTATCTGTTACAGTATTTGCAATGCTTACCGTAGGAGCAACTGTGTATCCAATACCTGGTTTTGTGATGACAACAGAAGTTATAGTGCCACTGACTCCAACAACGCCATAACCTTCTGGAATTTGTCCAAGAGGTCCAGAAATAGTTACTGAAGGTGTTGCCGTATATCCAAGACCAGGATTTGTTATTAAAATCTGATTCAGTCTTCCTGAAGATCTTAGGTTTGCAATAGCAGTTGCTCTAAAGTTTGAACCAACTCCAGTTGGACCAGATACAGTTACATTTGGATTGGTTAGGTATCCATATCCACCATAAGTTAGAGTTACTGAAGTAAGAACTCCAGACGTGACGCTTGCTATTCCAGTTGCTCTGAAATCTGAAGGTGTTCCTGTTGGCGCTTCAATTGCAGCAGAAACAATTGATGTTACAATACCAGAAAGAGTAGTACTATTATTATCTAGAGATATTACTCTTCCGTTTGATATTGAGCATCCAATACTAATTGAATTCAATGTTCCAATACTATTTTCAAAATCATCAAATAATACTGTATTGGAGTTTGGAACTGGAGTGGATGTTGGAACTGCAGATGTTCCTGTCGAAACCTTTGTCCCAAAAATATCGTCCAATAAAATTCCACTATTTGTAGAATTTTTAATAACGGGTGGAGTTATATCTGCATTTGTTACCAGTTCAATAACAGTTACTGTTGGGAATGAGTATCCGCTAGTATCTGTTCCATCAACGGTAAGTGTAACTGTCTGTACTGGAGGTGGATCATAGTCAGATGATAAGTATAGATAATGCCAAGTATCGTCAAGAGCATAGACATTTGAAGTTAATGATATTGTTCCGATACCAACTTCAAAATATCCTGAAGAATTAACTCTCATATCAACATTGTTAGCATACCCACCATTGGATAATCTGTTCAGTTCTATGAAAGTTGAAACACCTGATAATGTAGATGGAACTTTAACAAACATTTGAATAGAACCAGTTATTCCAATAGAGACGACACCTGCTCCAGAAATTGCTGGTCTAGTAATATTTCTATTCGGTTCTGTTGAAATTATTTTCCAAGAATTTGAACCAAATTTTGGTTGATTGACAAATCCAGGACTTAATACTAAGAAATCAATATTTAATGATGGCTCAGTTGTATAGTACCTACCTGAGCTCAATAGTGAATATGAAATTGTAGATATACCACCAGATGAGACTAGTGAAGAAGATACTCTGGCAGTTGATGCTATACCTGTAGGGTTATCAAAGGTTAATGTTGGATTTGTGATGTAGAATTGTCCAGAAGATGCTATCGAAATGCTAGAGACAGTCTCTCCATAAACTAGCCCACCAACTGCGATAACTGTTGCAGTTGATCCAACTCCTGTTGGACTATCAATTGTAATAGTTGGAGCCTGACTATATCCTATACCAATATTTGCAATATTAAATGAGGATAACTGCTCATTTTGAATATTTGCAGTGGCAATTGCCGTTACAAAACCAATTGGATTTGGGGGACTAAAAGTAACTCCTATACTTAGTTTTGGAGAGTAACTAGAACCACCATTATTAATTACTACTCTATCTAACGCTGTGTCTGCTATAACTGCGGTTCCTGCTGCACCAATAAATGTGGGACCAGAGAAAGTAACACTTGGTGATGTGGTGTATCCTTGCCCACCAGAAGTTACAGGCACAAAAGATACCCCCTTTCGATAAACATCTATAGAGCAAGTTGCTGCCGCACCCGTACCACCTCCACCGCTAATTGTTATAGTAGGTATTGAAGTATATCCCCAACCAGCGTCTTTTAATACAATTTCTTTGATTGAACGGACTCCAGCAACTGAAGTTGTAATTGCAACTGCTTGTGCAGTTCTTCCGAATGCAGGAGCATTAGAAAATGTTACAGTTGGAGTCGATGTATATCCATATCCATCATTATTCAAATAGATTTTTCTAACATAATTGCTGTTTATATCTGCACCAAGAACTGCTGTTTGACCATAACCCACTAATCTGAGTGATAGAATTTCTCCTTGATTTGCGATTACAGCATCTACATCTTCATTACCAGTATCAAAGACTTCATTCTCATATTCAAAGAGTTCGCATGATAACTCATACACATAACCTTTTCCAAGTTGATAAAATGGTTTTTCATGCTCAACAAATTTAACTTCAAATAATCTTTGACCAAGTGGAAAATAAATTACATCACCTTCTCTAGGTCTTAAAGCTACTTCTACTTCATATGCATCTTCTTCCTGTAAAAATGGACTAATAAATTCTTCAAATCTTTCTCTTGAAATAACTAAATTCAATTCATCCTTTAAACTCATCCCAAATTTAGTTAAAATATCTCCAGCACCAGTATATCCCTCATAATTATTTACATATGCTTCTAGTAAATAAGAATCATCGAATTTTGAAGTTTGAACTTCTTCGATAATTGTTTTTTTATTAACAAAAAATCTAGGAACATATACAACTTCAACACCATACATTCTTAACTGTTCATTGATTAAATCCTGAACAAGTCTTTGTTCAGCAGCGGATCCTTGTAAGAAAAAGGGATTTAATGCCATTATCCAATAAAGTCGTAAGGTGGAAGTTCGTAATCCATTGACATTCTCTTTGTTATTTCATCAATTTCTCTTTCTGCATCTTCATAAATCTCTCTACCATTTAATTCAATTCCACCAGGTAACTTAACGCCACGGAACTTGATTAGATTTTGTCCCCATTGTCTTTTGATCAATGCAGTTAAGTATCTTTTAACAAAACTATCATTATATACTTTAGAAAAATCTGTTGGGTCAAGTGCTCTATAACAATCCATAACTAACCAAGTATCAACTGTTTTTGCCCCCCAATCAATATCTAAATATAATCTATTTTGCCTTTTATTAAATCTTATTTGCTTATCTGTTGAAAGTAAAAAATCAATATCTTCTAGATATGTTTTTACCATTGCATACTGTAAGAGTTCAACTGAATTAAAGTAGTATAAATCATTCAAGAATAGTTGATACTTAATACTCCACATTCCAGATGAAACGGAACTCGTATCAAACTTATATATTTTTTCAATCCCAATTACAGAGTCTGGAACTTGAATATAGTTTGAATTTTCGTAAAAGTTAAAAGATGTGGATCCATAACCCGTAATTGTAGAACTCGCAGTTGTAGTTACAATTCCAACACCATTGTCATTTTTTGCTCTTCCTCTATCAATATCCGCTTGCGTTATCTTGTACTTTAAGTACATTCTTTCAACACCATCAAAATGACGCTCATTAAAAAATTGAATTGCATCATCAACCAGATCATCAATCTGATCATCATCTACGTTTATTTCTAAAACAGGAGCTCCTAATTTTCTTAAACAATAGTCAATCAATTGTTGGCGTGTTGATGGTTTTGCCATTAGAGTTCTCCCTCATTAGGTTTAGTATCTTCTATCAACTCAACATCCTCACTCGTAACTGTCTTTTTGATCTTTTTCTTTGGTGGCATAGAAACCAATCCAAATTGCATTTCTGACTCTACAGTTTCTAATAACTTCCTTTCTTCCTCCTCTAATCTTTCCATTTCAGCAATTTTCAATTCGGCAATAATTGCTTTTGCCTTTTCCAATTCAGCAATTAAATCTTGAACTCTTTTATTTAATCCATCAATAATTTGATTACTAGAAGAAACACGAGCTTCTAAAGCAATCACTTGATTTAATAAATCAAAAGATTTCTGTTGATAAGAACCTAATAAAATTTTATAATCTACGTCTGAAGCCATATTAATGATTCCATAATAAAGTTATTTATCTATCAGAATGCACCACCATCGATTGTGATATTTTGAAGGAATCTTTCTCCACCTACGCATGTAATAACTTGAGATTGACCAGCACAATCATTAACCCAAAGAGAACCAATTTCAATCGGTGCATAAACAACATCCGACATAACGCTTGAAGTTTCTGTTACAGATGATGCAACAGCAACTCTATTTACAGATTCATCCCAATAAATTGCAGCTTTTTTCGCTGATGTTGTGTAATAATGCATTACAACACCAACATCAATATTTTGATCGGTTGATGGTGGTACTAAGCTGCCTCCACTATTAACTAATCCAAGTTCAATAATACTATCTTCAACTTTAAGTTGTTCAGTATTAACAATTGTTTGGGTTCCAAGTACAGTAATATCGCCTGTGATTGTGACACTACTTGCAAAACTTACATTACCAGTAGTATTTGAAACTGTGATTGAAGGAGACCCATCAGCAGCATTAATAGTTCCTGTTCTAATAATGGGAGCTGATAATGTAGTTGTATTTGCATTATATGATAGAGTTGGATCTACATATGCAGTTTGTCCTGCTCCAGCGGTTGATGAATCAACAAAGGTTAGATATCTTGTATTGGAATCAACTACGGATGAGACATCAATTGATGATGATCTAGTTGCTGTTGAAATTGTACCTGTAATTGTACCAGTGATTGTACCAGTGACTACAAGGTCATCTTCAACACGAACTGTAGTTGCAACTTCTCCAGACTTAAGGATTAAGTTTCCAGAGTTTGTACTAATAATATTAGTACCTTCAGTTCCAACACCAATATTACCAATTAATGCACCACCAGATGTTACCTTGATACCAGAAGTAAATGTTGCAAATCCAGTTGTATTTGTCTGTGCAGTAATATCAACTGTATTTGTTGCAGCATCAAGTCTTAGATTACCTGAAGATGTATCAATTTGAGTTGTACTATTAACTCCTATTTGAATATTTTTGACGGTCTCGCTACCAACAATCGTAGAATTACCTTGAACATCAAGATTTCCTAATACACTAGCATCACCAACTGTTACTACTCTTGAATCTGCACCTGTTAAGAATAGAGACCCTGATGTTGTATTAATGGTTCTCGCTGAAGTAATACCAATAGTAACATTGGCACCCCTTAATCCACTAGTAGCCGATACAATTCCACTAAAGCTACCATTTAACCAGGTTTTTCCCTGAGTTGCATCACCAATATTATAAGCATTGTCGATATTTGGAAGCCAGTTTCCTTCTACATCAGCATTAACAATAATATTATCTGTCTCAGCATTTCCAAGAGTAATGTCACCATTGAAAACTGCATTACCCTCAAAAGTCGATGCTTGAGATACACTTAGAGCAGCACCAACATAAAGGTTTTGTGCAATACTAGCACCACCCTTAACATCTAACGCACCTTGACCAAGGTTTGTTGTGTTGGCAGTGCTAGCAATCGTTGTAACACCTGTAATAGAAGCACCAGCACCAACGAAAAGATTTCTCGCTAATCCTACCCCACCGTTAATAACAACTGCTCCAGTGCTCGTAGAAGTCGAGTCTGTGGTGCTTGTGACTCTAAGACCAGATACAAAAGTTCCTAACCCAGAAACTTGAATCTGACCACCGATATTTGTATTCTTTTCTACTCCAAGACCACCATCTACAACTAAAGAACCAGTATCTTTATTAAATGAATCTGTAGTATCCGAAACATAAACTGCAGACTGGAATGTACTAAATCCAGTAACATATAGACTTGATAAATTAACTTGTGTTAATGCACTTGACCAGGATAACTGACCATTTGCATCAGATTGCAGCAGACCACCAGCTACTGGTGTTGCTGGTAGTACATAAGTAGTTACACCTGCTAGTACATTGGGTGCCTTAAGACTTATTCTGTTCGAACCGTTTCTATCTACTAAGTTTAAATATGCAGACTCAATTCCGTCTTCTCTAGTCCAATATCTTTGACTTCCGAAGAATTTATTATTACCAATCGTATCATCAAGACCAATGTAGAAATCATAAAAGTCAGTTGTAAATCCTGGTTCCCCCGCTCCAAGTGCTGGCAATCCAGCGTAATTACCTCTTTTAAACTGAATTACGGCGGCTGTCATCTAGATTGCCTCGCTTTTGATACTCTTTCCTTTAGGTATTTATATTTTTTACCAAGTTCCACCATCTAAATCAATATTATTTGCTCTAGATTGATCTGTATCCAAAGCATCGATAAAAGAACCTGGTAATCCAGCAGCAGAAGCTGTATTTACCGTTGCAGCGGCTGCTACTAAAATTTGATCTGGATCTACAAATACATATTTGTTCAGAGCAGCATTATAAACCATAACAAACTTATCAGCTCTACCCGAGATATCTATATCTGATATATCAGATAATTTAATTCCAGATCCAGCAAATGAGTTGGATGCAATTACTCTAATTGTGTTTTGTTGTCCTACTCTAGCCTTTATAGATGTCATTAAGTTGTTACTCCTTCTCTGACTAAAGCGTTTCCTTCGATAACCCTTGTTTTGTATCCAGTAGAGCTAGTAATTACTATATCGTAAACATATCTACCTGGTTTTAAATCTGCGGTTTGACCAGAAGTTAAGGCAATTCCAACTGTACCATTAGCAGCATTACTTATTGTTGCTGTAAATGCTGTAGAAGAAGAACTGGCAGGATGTTTTTTAAGTTTGGATGCTATGGAATAATTTGTCAGATTAAAAGAAGTATCACCTTGAGTGTTAGTCAGATTAAATGTTTGGAAAAAGTCAGTACCACAATTAATCACTAAATTTGATACATATACTGCCATCTACTTTTTGAAATAACATCTCATGTTATTATTTAGTTCCGATAGACTCTAAAGAAATAATAGTCTCCTGGGTTTTCAAAAATAATTTGACATAGCATTTTGCAACATCTCGCATTTTCTCTAAATCATTACACGCATCAATTTCTCTTGAGATTTTTGCATATTCAAAATTTTTGTTTAGATTTTCTAAAGTAATTTCGTCAGGATTCATTTTTTAAAAGTTGTACTAATAGAGTTTTAATTTCACTTAATTCATTTTTCAATTCCAATATTTCTTGTTTTTCTTTATTCCTTCTTTCCCTTTGTTTAATATACTGCGAATATTCATATTCATCTGTATTAATTATTGCACCAGAACTTGTATCTCTGTACAAGTTCTTTTCGCCTTCAACACGAATCATTTTTTTCATATTAAGCCAATGCAATAGCACGAATATCCTTAAATTTAGGAGATTTTGCCTCATTGGTTCCACTCATAACAATTTTAATAGAATATCCAGTAAATTGCTCTAAATCATCAACACTGAATTGATATTCAATGAATTCATTTTCCCTACTAGAGCGAACTAGTTTATCTGGTTTTCCATTATTGTTTGCTTCATTAACAATAGTATCCCCAAAACCATCGTTATTTGTATCAGTTAAGTTATCATAACCAGGGAACAGATTATATGATTGTGCAATTTCACTAGAGTCTGCTTTAAAGAGTCTATAAAGAACTCTAAAATCTGCAGAGGAGTCTCTGTATGCTGAAACAAAGACTTTAAGTGAAGTTGCTGGTTGAGATAAATTAACTCTCTGAGACACATAGATAGCAGAATGAGGGTCTCCGCTTAGTTGATTAACTCTAGAGTCATTTGCATAGTCAAGTATTGGATTATTGAGACGATTTCTTCCAAGAGCAACAAATGCTGTCTGAGTATCGATCGCAGGGGAAAGATTTGGATCATTAGACTTCATTGAAACATTAACAGTTAGAGATCTGTTCTTTGGAAGTGTGGTTAATCTTGTTGTCTCATTGATTCTTGAACATACAATTCTTGGAGATGAAAGGTCATTAATTTGATTGAGTTGAACTGCTTCAAATCCATTATCCAAGAATGATACCTCTGAACCACCTGCACTTGTGCCAGAAACTGTTCTAATTGAACCAGAAACTGATGAAGACTGACCTGGTGTAATTACATTGAATTGTGGGATAATAGAATTATACTGAATATTTTGAGAAACCGAAATATCATCTCCACCAACTTGAGACTCAAGTGAGAAGTTCAATTGCGATTCTCCAGTGGAACGAGAACCCCTATCAATTTCAATATTATAACTATCGATATCATTGAGACTTCTTAACGTTGCATCAGAGGACATGTCATGGGTTTTATTTACTCTTGTTAAAGAAACATCTCCAATTTCATACTTATAAACAGGGTCATTTACATAGTGTTTTCTAATAGCAGTTCCATCAACACCTCTGGTTGCAATTCCAAGTACGCCACTGCCAATGCTATTATAGTAGATAACTTCATTATTAACTTTTAGATATCCAAATGCTGTAGTTATTCCTTCAAATCTTGAAAATCCAGTGGTATTAGCTAATGAAATTGTAGTATCTGTTATATCTAAATCAACGGTTAGGGAAGTTGGATTTGTATTTGGTTTAACTCCACTAATAGTAACTTTATTATTATTGGAAGTCATGCCATGATTAAACTGAGTAACTTCTAGAACATTTCCAGAATATTGACCACCAACAGCTGTTGATGTAATAACTACAGTATTCGCATATGAAACTTGAGTTGTATCATTAGTATAAACTTGAAGACTGCCACCTAAAAGGAAATTGTCACCCTGTACATTAGTCAAATATAGTGTATCATATCCATCAATTCCACTGATAGACAGTCTAGCACCTGTACCAGAATTGCCAACATCTGCTGTAACAACTCCAACAACATCACCAACAGAAAATCCTTTTCCAGTTGCAATACCAGTTGTATTGATTACGACTTGATTAAGTTTTCCTGTATTGAAGAATGAAACTGATTGTGCAATTAAATCACTACCATTTCCTGTAATTGGGTATAGGCGAACATTTGGATATGAACCGCCAGAATAACCAGCACCAGTAGAAATCGTTGTAATTCCAGTGAATGAAACACCACCTCCAACTCTTTCAATGTATCCATTAGCCAGAGAAGTGCTTGCCTTAACTCTCTTACCAGGTACTAATTGTTGTTTGATAGAGTTTAAATAAACAGTTGTAATACCAACATTAATTTTTCTTGGGAAGATTCTTATTGAATCTGGAATTAATTTTTGAATATTGGAGTCACCAACTTCTAACTTTGGATTGTAGAAGAATGCAGATCCAGATTGGGAAGTAAATTTCGCTTTATAAAGTTTGAATTTCAAATCTTCAAATTGGCTCGCTGTCCAAATAGTACCATTTTGGGATTTAAATAGACTTCCTCCAATATATTGTTTCGTTACCATTACAGACTCTGCATCTGGTAAATTCTGCCCATTTACAGTCTTTTCACCCATTCTCGCAACCCAAAGTTCATAATTATTCGTTGTAGGTGCAAGAACAACAATTGCATATTCTCTTTGTGGTTGTAAGTATATTGGTGATGGGAAAGTTACTTTTGTTGCAACAGATGCATCTGAAGATATTCCAATTTGACTTGGTTCTAAAATTACTCTCGCAAAATCTTGTACAAGTCTATCAGTAGGTGTTCCAAGTTCAACATCTCTAACTTCAACATAGCATTTTTCATTTTCATCTTTGCTTGCAAAGTATAAATCTACTGCAGTTAAGAAAGCACCCGTCTCATCAACAGTGAATGATTGTGCAAGTGGATCCTTTCCACCACCTCTATTAGGTGGTGGTGGGGGTGGAGTTCTTACAATAACAGTATCTTGTCTGTAAGTATCTACTATTCCGCTAGCAGAATATGTTGTTTCACCACTACTGATCAGCAAACTACCAGGAAGTGGAGTTGCATTTGTTGAGCTAGTTGTTAGTTTAAATGTTCTACTACCAGTTTGAATTCTTATTGATGGTGGAGGAGTTGTTAGTGGATCTCTAATGAAGAATGAACCAATTAAATCACCAAAAGTGTCAGCTACTAATCTAATATTCGAAACTATGCAGGTGGCACCACTAGTTTGTCCAACAAGAGTCATTCCACTTGTAACATAACCACTATATTTGCCTAGAACTTCTTCCGAGAGTGAAGCAATATCAATATTTAAAACCGTTGCAGATGCTGAATATTGAGTACTTAATGATAATGAGGTATTATATGGATTTGAATTGTACGTTGTTGTTGGTGTTAAATATGGTCCAGATTTGTGATCGGGTCTAGATGTTCTAAAAGTAATGAGTTTAGATGCACCTACAAACCCATCTACAGTCTCTCCGACTGAGAAAGTTCCAGATTGCATTTCAATTTCAAGTAGTTTGGGAACAACATCAATACCCGATATTCCATCAAGGAATGGGTAGTATCTTCCTAATGGTTTTAATCCACCAGATGCAAATTGTACGTTTCTAGAACGCATGTACGTGTCTGGTTCTGAACTAATTAGAACATTATCGATGTAGGAACCATTCCATCCACCAGTTATTGTTCTAGTTCCACCAGGGACATATACGTTTCTAACCCAGTTATCCGAAGCTGGTGAGAGAATAACTCTTCCAATATATTCAACCATTTGGAATGGATTTACATTTTCAACTCTTGAAGCTAATGGTTGCTGAATCCATTCCTTTTCTTCATAATTGAGAGTGATTAAATCTCCAGTCTTCTTGACATTTGGATCTAGAAGTGCCAAATTGCTGCTAAAGTCTGCAGTATCGGAGTTAATGGAATCTGATAATGCTGGTTCTAATTTTAATGAATAGAAATCAGTTGGTGTCTTTAATTCTTTGCTTTCAGTATCAACATCAGACTTTGAATCAAAGTTTGTCAAATCCATTCTTCCATTATCAGAAAAATCATCTACAAAGAATCCTGACTTAAACCTTGATAGTCCATCAGCATCTTGTATTTGAAGACTCTTTGTATTAAGTTCTAACAAACTTAAAGATGTTACTGTTTCTAAGGTTTCTATTCTGTCCTCTAGTTTTCCAATATCTCTCATCGTATATCTTCTATTATCAATTAAATTAATAGAAGCATCTTTTACATTGTATAAGTATGGTGGGTAAGATATTGTAGCGATTGTCATCGCTTCTTCAACATTTACTGGTTCTTTAGGTGGAGTTGAAGAAGTTCCTTTAACTACACTGATATTTCCTTGTTTATCTAAAACAACTTTATCAACTCTTGATAGATAATACTTATATCCTAAAATGGAACTTTCATTTGGAGAAACAACCAAATTGGTATTTACTGATGACGAACCAAATGTGCGACTAGAAAAATCAAATGGGGAACTTGAAGTTGAAGTAAAATCGGAAACCCTTGGTCTAAAGTCAATTACATCAGAAGCTCTTGTATTATTTGCTAGTATTGGAATATCTTTTGTATATCTTTCTTTATCATAAGAATTTACTGTGTAGAAGTCACCAGTATCGTTTGATGGGACAACATACTTATCAAATATAATCAGTAGCTTTCTGGAAGGTGATACAGTACCTCTATTTCTAACAATTCTAGAGTAATCGTAATATTGCTCTTTTTGACCCTTATCTAGAGAATATCTATCTGTAATGTTTAAATAACTTCCAGATGTAATTGCTTGAATTGATGATTGAATATTTGATTCACTAAAAGTAACTAACTCACCGACAACAAATTTATTTGAGTTTAGATAAACAAATTGAATATCTGTTGAAGATGGTTTATTTACAATTTGAGCAACAGATCCACTTTCAGAACCTGTAATTTTTTCACCAATAATTGCATTAATGTCAAGTCCTAACCCACTAACAAATTGTAAAGTATCTAAAGTTGGTGTTGAAGTTGATAAAGACTCATAAACTGCAATCAGTTTTACAGCGTCTGGGACATTCAGTGATATTTCTCTATCTTCAACTCTTAGACCATAATAAGGACTCGTTGATAGTCCAGAAATTGATGTTGAAACTCCAGAAGAAGTAGAACTTACGATTATCTGAGCACTTCTAATATAATCCTTTCTTTTACTTTTTACAGCCTGCCTCTTGATTGTTGTATTAACTGTTACGCTACCAATTCCAGATCTTAATCCAGTAAAGTTTATTTGTGAATTATTTGCAGATAACGATACTTGGTCTGAAGTTAGTTGTTCAACTGCACCATCATTATAAATTATCGAATATCTATCGCTATCATAAGGTTCAAAAAATGCACTACTAAATCCTAAAGTATTTGTATTGAGACTTAAATTTCCAGAGGGGCTTGTAGATTGTCCATTTACTTGCTTTACAATTGTTACCGTAGATGAATTTAAATCTACAGTGGAAACATTTGGAGAAGATAATTTAGCATATAAAAATGCGTTATCTTCATTTTGAACTTTTGGAAGTCCGATGGTAAAAGTAGCATCAACTGTTCCCGATCCTGGAACTCCACCATCACATACTCCAAAAACTGTGCTAACTCCAGTCAGATACAAATATTGTAAATCTGTTGATACTGCTGTTACTCTATTATATGTTTCAGTTGTGAATCCAGGTCTTTGATATCTAATTATCGTATTGGTTGATATTCCACTGAAGGTTTTTCCAGCACATGTTGCAATACCAATGGAATTAACAGTAATTGTATCAGTTATTGAAAATCCTGTTGGGATTTTTCTATCTAAAATAGTATCTGCAGAAAAATCTGTGGTTATTCCAGATGCAGTTGTATATGATTGATAAACCGATTTTATGTCCTTAATACTATTTGTTTCTACAGCAACAATGGATCTTCTATATTCAGAAGATTCATTAATTAAAACTTGCTCTCCAACAATAAAGTTTCCAGAAGTTTGAGAAAGATAGATTCCTGTGGTCCCAGATGGTCCTGGAGCTTGTACAAGATAACCTGAAGCTCCACTACTTAAACCTCTAATATAACTTGTCGCTGGACAAAATCCAGAAAATACAAGTTCATTTAAAGTTATTTTTGTATAAGTTTGGATATCAAAAAGATATAGATTAAATGCTGAGCTTTCATTTACATAATCTGAATTTGCTGAAAATGAATAAACTCTCGCTCTACCAATTGTTTCACCAGATGCTGCATTATTAGAAGTTTTTCTATATGTTTGTAGATCAACATAGTTATTATTATTATTTAATCCAACAAATGGGCATCCACGAACGTTATTGACTTTTACTAGATTTCCCATTTCAAATGGGATTGAAGCAGATGTTACTGTTTCTAAATCTCTAGGTTTTTCTACATCTAAGATTGTTGTTCCTGGAAAATCAATATCATATCCTCTAACATAAGCTTTTCCTGGAGAAATTTTTACGCAAACTAAGTCATCAGATGGGGTATTATTTTGCTCTGTTTTTTGATCAGAATTATAAATTCCACCATTGGATAACCTATCATTTAAAGATTCTGCTAATTCAACGCCAAAAGCCCCAACGGAATAATCTCCAGATTCTTCAAAAGTTCTCTTTGCGAAATAATCTTTGATTATTGAATATGTTGATTTATCCTGCAGTTTTTTAATTTCACCATTATCAATTCTTACTAGTTCAATAAAATTCTTATCATCAAAATCTGTTAATACTTTTTTTGCTAAAACAGTTGAAATTTTTAATCTATCTGCTCCAGGAGCGGCATAGTTGGAAAATCCACGAGCATTATCATAAAGGGAAGAATCATCGCCAGAAGAAATTAATTCTTCAGAAATATTAAATCCAACTCTATATGAAGATGAATTTGAGTATGGATCTAATATAATAGTGTCTTTTTGTACTTGTACAAAAGTTCCTCTAATAAAATAAACACCCTCACTAACATGAACGGCTGAGGATACTGAAGTTGCACTGCTATCTACGCAAGAAGCAAAACTATCACCAACCTGGAGAGTTGTATTGCCATATGTTATAGATTCTTGAAGAATTAGAGTTTCCCCATCATTAAATGGTGCTGGTTCTAAATCTATATTTGCGTTTATATATTTTACATATATTGTAGGATATTCAATATCTAAATCTGGTGGAAGTAGAATCTTTTGTACAGATGCAGTTACTCCAGATTCAGCACCTGTGATTTTTTTACCAACAATACTATTCAAATAAATTGAAATATCAATTCCAAAATGTTGTGGGTTTAATTTGACTGCATTGTAAAGTCTATCATATGTGACTCCACCAGGAATCACCATTGATCCATCTTTGAAAATATGACTACCAAAAGATTCAATTTGATTCTGTAGAATAGACTGTAGAGTCGTTAATTCTCTAGCTTGTACAGGATATCCTGGTTTAAATAAGACACGATAAAAATTATCATTCTTATCAAAATCATCATAATATGGATTGATATTTAAATTAGTTTTTTGTGGCATCTTTAAAATTCCAGGATAATTTTAACGTCTTCTTTTTGTCTAGAATTTCTTGAAACAAGAGGTCTATTATCTAAGTAAATAATATCCCCTGTTCCTTTATTTATCTCAGATGCTGCAAGACCATTTGTAAATTGTATTCCAAGATTTATATTTTTATTTCCAGTTGGATTTGTAGTGATTCCAGTATATCCAGTATCAACAGAACCAGAGAACCCATCAGTAGTGGTTATTGTTCCTCCAGATGATGAGAATTCGTATCTTCTACCTAAGCTACTAACTCCAACATAATCCTGCTGATCATAAGTTGATGGGTGGTAGAATAAAGATCTATCTGTAAAGTATTTGATTACTTTAGTCTCTTCATCATATGAAGCAACATAACCAACCGCAGTAACATTATTACCATCAACAACTACACTTTGGGATATTTCTTTTCCAATCGTTAAATAATTTTCACCACTGATAGTACCATCATTTCTCAACTTAATCGCATTTGTTGCAGAAAATTGACTTTCATCATAAACATTAGTTGAATTGACTCTTAATGGATTTTTTACAACTGAAACTTGGGCAAATGCAGTATCAGTTGGAAAATCTTTATTTGAATCATCAAATCTAGCATAAAGCAATACTCTATCAGTCCCTAATTCCTTATAGATATCATATCCATGACCTCTAGATGGTGGAATAATTGGAATTAGTTTTGCTGGGTTGCTGATATTACCTGCTGGTTGTAGAGGTCCCAAATCTACCATAGCATAAGTATAATTCTTTCCTCCAGCAGATACAACAGCAGAAGTTATTTTTCCACCACTATCTACTGAAATAACTGCTTTACCACCAGTTCCATCTCCAACTATATTTACTTCACCTGAACTATAATTTTGTCCAGGGTTATCGATATAGATTTTTTTAATTTGATTTTCATTAACAGTGGAATCACCGTTTTCTCTGACAGATTGGATTTGGGAATCTGTACTGGTGCTCCAATTTGAAGGAACAGAAATATATTCTGTAGAATCAAATTTTATAATATCACTTGGGGATACAGTAAATAAGTATTTCCAGGTATATCCATCACCACTATTTCCAGCTACTGATGGTTCTAAATCAGTAAAAAGTGGTTCATCTTGAGATGCATTTCCAGTTGTATTGATTCCACTCGATCCATTATCAATGCAAATATAGACTCTATAATCACTATTCATTACATAATAATTTGCATCGTATAAACGACTTGATGAAGTTACTGGAGATAGGTTTGTTGTGCTATAATCATGTCTGTAGATTTCATATCTGCTTCCTCTAGTCCAATCAATTCTCCTTACCAATCTCCTAACATTTGAAGAAGTAACTTTTTTCCCAAAGAGAGAAGTATCTTGAACATGGGACAAATAACTAAAATTATCTGTTGGGGTTTCTACATTATCATTCCAGTTAGTCACTCTACCAAAACCGACTTGTGTTGGGTTTGGCAGTCCAACAACAATGTAATAGGAATTATTGGTACTATCTACCGATTCAACAAAATTGTTTGCATTTAATATTCTAAATTGATCAGTTATAATTGCCGACATTTTTAAACGGTTTTCTTTCTATTTATTAAGGTTAATCTGGTAGAATTTTTCTAATAGCTCCATTATCTCTCAATCCATACCCTCTTCTTTGAATTGTTGGGAACGTTGATAGTCCAGAATTAATTGTTCTTCCAGATACACCAATAGATATTGGATTACTTGCTCTGGATAGAGAAGATAATCTACCCCATGAATAATATCCATTAGGATTATAAATTGATGTTCCTAATGTTTGGATTCCAGTTGTCACTGTATTAGATCTGATATTACAAACAATTTCATTCAATGCTGGTAAAGCACTTACTCTGTAAATGTTATCAACGTATTGAGTTCCTACACCAATAACATCATTATTATTTGAATAAATTGATGTAACTCCACTACCAACATTTGTACCAGATACAAATATATGATATCCAACTTGAAGATCAGTATATGCATTAACAAAGAACTTGAGTGCAAGGGCAGTTCCAATTCCAGCGGTAGTTGTAATTCCAGTTATGATTCCAGAGAAACCTTGAACTATAGAAATATCTTTTACTAGTTCTGAAATTACTTTTGGTTGTTCAACGAGAATTTGTGGTGGATTCGTGCTTGTATAACCAAATCCAGGTTTTACCAAAGTTACTGAAGACACAGAACCATTTACAATTGTTGCAGTAGCACTTGCAATTGAAGTAGAATTTTGTGGTCCAGCAGTTGTGCCAACACCAACTGAAGATCTCTTAGGAGCTGAAAACTTAACAGAAACTGTTGCAGTTGTGTATCCAAATCCCGCATTGGTTATCGTTAATCCAGATATAGTACCAGCGACTGATACTGTTGCAGAAATTGCAGCAGCAACTGGAGACTTATCTTCAATTATTAATGCATCAAATGATGGAATGTTAATACTGGATTCATCCTCTTCATAATTAAAGAATCTAGCGTTATCGACAAATATTTCATTATCTCCAGATTGAATTGTTTTAATAACTCTTGCTGTTGGATAAATTTGACCCTCTAAAGAATCCCTATCTTTATAAACAATATCACCATTAATAATTAAGTCTCTTTTCTGCTTAGACCAATCTATAGAGCGATAATTAAATTCATCAATTCCAATATTTTGATAAAGATCTGTCTCTAGTGTATCTGAAGTTGGGATATCATAAACAGTTCTTTGAGAAATTTGAGACAATGACGTTGAAATTCCATTTGCCCTATTAACAAATACTGAATCTCCAATTTTTATCGTCTCTAAAATATCAGTCTGTTCGCTATCAACACCTCTAGTTCCATTATAGAAGAATATGGAAATATTATCTTCAACTTTAGGTGCTGAAATAAACTGAATTGAAGAACCACCATCAAATATATAAGCAGATTTTGGTTCTTGTAATACACCATTTAAGAATACTAGTAAGACAGCATCTAAATCTATGAGTGCGGAATCATTATTTTTCTCATCTTTTTCAAAACTCACTAGCTCGGAATTGTATCTGAGTGGGAATACGGAGCGAGTTCCATTTTGAAGTGGTTTAATTGAATCAATAAAGTCTAATTGTCCAAATTGCCATGATGCAAATTTATCATAATAAACATCAAGGACTGTTAATTGAAAATCTGCTACTGGAGAAACCAAACCTTTCGCGGTAACTAGACCAACTGGTTTAAATACATCTCCAATTTCAAATGCATATCCAGGTCTATTAATAATGAATTTGGAAACTTCAAATAGTGATCCTGGCGCGATAGTTCTTGAACCAGGTATTGTTCCTAGACCGACAGCATATGTTACAATACCAACAAATGTTGTGATTGCTGAGGCAACATCAGCACAATCTCCAGGGTTATATACTCCAGGTAATTCAGAAATATCACCTTCAATAGTATAATCAAAGACTTGAGTTTCACTAGAGTACCCACCAATGGTTATAGACTCATTTCTCATGGCTTGAATTGCCATATCTCTTGCTTGTTGGAATGCATAGATTGATTCTGCTTCCTCTCCAGCAAGGTACGCATTGTCGATATAAATCTTACCAGCATCATATACTGAGTCATTACCACCATATTGGAGATTGTATGTAATACACTCTAAAACATCAACAATATCATCAATACAATTTTGATTTCCACCTGGAACTGTAAATGCTGGGAATGCCGCTAACATTCTACCTACAGCAACTTCACCAATTAACGTCTTATTTGCAAGAATCAATCTTGCAGCATCTGCATTTCTTCCAGAAGTTATTGGATTTGAATTTGGACCGACTTCTAAAGAAATTAATGCATTTAGTCCAGTAGTGGTAGTAGATCCAATTCCTAATCTAGAAACCCCAGTGATTTGTAGATTTTCATAAGTTGGTTCGGAAACTAAAATATCAGGATTTGCTGTATATCCATTTCCACCAACAATAACAGTAAATGATAGACTTCCACCAGCTCCAACATTGGCTCTAATTGAAGCTGCTACTCCAGTATGTCCAGGTTGATAAACACTAACACCAATTGCTGTAAGTCCATTATATCCAGATCCAAGAATATCTGTACTACCCAATCCAACAGATACAATCGAACCACCTGCACCAACCACAGCAGTCACAGAAGCACCAACAAGGGGTGCAAAACCTAATCCATTTGTTGATCCAAGAGAAACAATCAAACCGCCTCTTGGGAATTGATTTTGATTTACATCCGAAATAGATGTAACTTTTGTTCCATCAGTAGATGTAATACCAGTAAATGTTATACTGGATATTCCAGCACTTTCTCCATATAAGAAATTATTACCCGCATTATTTACAGTTGTTGGTGTCTGGAATAATCCATTGATTAAAACTAATCCACTTCCAGTCTCAATACCACTAGTATTGACGCCAGCAATAGTAAGTCTAAAAGTCTGCCCAATACCAGTGAAGTCTTGGGAAATATCATCATATATTAAATTATTTTCATAATTTTGTCTTAAGAAAACTCTACCATTAAATTTAGAAAATGGTCTTGGAAGTCCGCTATCATCTAAAGTTACTAATCCACTTCCTTTTGGTGGATCTGTAAAGAATACTTTGTTTCCAACAATGTTGTAAGAACCTTTATAAACTCTAGCTGTTGAAGCATCCATATGACTGGTAGCTACTGTACCAACAAATCCCCTTTCAACATTGACTAATTTAATCATGCCCGTAGATATTGGACCAGTGCTGGTAGTTCCTAGTCCAACTCCAGCGACTTTCATATACTCATCTTCAACTCTAATAATATCACCAGTCACAATTGAAGAAATTCCACTGATTGAGAAAACAGTTTCTCCTGTTCCAATGAAACCACCATTACCATCAACTGTATATACTATTGGGGTCCAAGCGAGTGGAGACTGAATGACATCATCAACTGCAATTATGGTTTTTTCATTTTTCTTAACCATCTCAAATATATGTGCATTTCCACTACCTAAAGTCGTGAAAGTTACAGAAATTCCAGCGGTTGCATATTCTGGTCTTGTTGCAATTCTAAATTCGGTGTTATTATCTTTAATAGCCCACACTCTATATGGAAGTCTGTTTGTCACTACTCCAACAGAATCTGCAGTTAAACCAATGCCAACAGGCGCAGAAGAAACTCCAGCAATAGTAGAACCAGGTTTATAAATTAAAGCTTCTCCAGTACTAAAGAAGTGATTTGGAATTGTGAATTTACCTGTTGCTGGGTTTAAAATTGAACTATCTTGAGGATTAAATTCTTTTGTAAAAATTGGAGTGTTATTATACTCTAGTTCAAATTCCGTTTTATTGATTCTCTTACTATTAAATGAATCAAATAATCCTATTCCGATACTTTGTGTTCTATTAAATCCATAGGTTATTTCTGGGTAAGAATTTTCTAAATCTAAATCGGTATAAATTATTTCATTATATGACTTAATAGTAACTATACCAGTTACTGATGCATCTGGGAAAAATCTTACTCGAACATTGCCAGATGAAATATCTGCACCAAAAGTACCAATACCCGTGGTACTTCCAACCGATAAGAAAGGATACTGTGTAGAAAATACATCGGTTCCATCGGCATTGATTGTTAGTATCTGATGTAGTGCATATGTTGAACCATAGCTAACACTAACTAAAGATTTGATTGATGTAATCTCTGAGGATGTACATGTTAGGATAGTTGTAACACCAGTACCAACAACATAATTGGATTGGTATTTTGCACTTCTCTCCGTACCTTCTGGTTGGAAATCATTTATAAATCTAATTGTTCCAATTCCAGCAGATGTTGAACCAAATCCAACTGCATTAGTTAATACTCTAACTTGAGACGTAGTTGGATTTGTATATTTTAATGTTAATGTCCCACCCACTAAAGAAGCATCAAATTCTCCAAAATCATTAAAAGATATTCCTTCAGAAGAATTAGAATCAAAGTAATAATCTGCTAGATAAGTATTTGTTCCATCATGACTCAAATAAACTTCCACAAAATTCATTGTATTATCATTCAAGTTAGAAATATGGAACATTGAATGGACAGCATCATATTGATTAGCTGGATATTCAAAAATAGTTGCAGTAGAACCAGCAGAAACTAAAGTATTTGTAGATAGGTTTTTAACCAGACCAATAGAAGTTGATGCAACTCCAACAACATTTGGATTTAAAACTTCCTTAATAAATTTTATGTCATAATCAGTATCATATGGATCATTTGGTGTAAATCTCAGGGAAAGAACATCAAATGTATCAATATTTCCAGTTACATCAGCAAATTCCTCTTCTTTCCATATAGTAGTTAATGCATCAGTTTCGAATCCAGGAGAGAATGTTATACCAAGTCCAGTATTTGATAAATATCCCTTTCTTAGAGTAAATACTGATTCCTGGTTATTATCATACATCAGCAATAATTCATATAGTGCTATTTGAGTTCCTGAGGTATTTCTAATCTGAACTAAGAATCTTGCAAAGGAATCTGTATATTCATCCAAATCAATAAATGTATCTGATACATTTTCTTTATTTGTAAATTGATCGCTAACATCATCTATTGATAGAACTCTATTTGTTTTGCAAATCAAACCATCTACAAACTTTTTATTAAAAGTCTTTAAGAACTTAGATGTCCCATTTTGAGTAGAAGTATCTTTTGATAATGCAAATCCGTAGATTGTATCAACTCTCTTATCTTCACTTACATCATAAATTATTAGACCATCTACAGAAGTAGATCCGATCGAGACTTTTTTATTAGATATAATTTCAGTATCTACAAAGTTTTTAAGTCCAGTTGTATGTAAAAGTCTATTGATTGTATCAATTGAGTCTTTATATTGGATTGTACTCTTTACAGAATATGAGAGATTTTGGTAATAGTCATTATCTGGTAAAACCTGAATATCATTATTTAATTGCCCACTATTTGTTTTCCAACCAAGAGAAGCAGTTACTCCATATCCAACATTGAATTTACCTCTACTATGGATAATTTCCGAAATAGTTCCCACAGAACCAGATTCTGTTCCCCTAACAATGTCAGATTCTTTAAATGAATCTCTACCAGATATTTTGATATAATCTTTTAGAACTGCAGAAATGTAAAGATCTGAAGGTAGATTATTTAAATATAAATTCTCCCCTACTAAAAATTCAGTTCTCTTTTGATTTACTTTGAATTTTGGATAGTTTGAGTATTTTGTAATTGTCGCATAAGAACCTTGTATTGTATCAGCAATTCCTGGATTTGCTGTATATCCAGATAGATTAAATCTAACTATAGCTGGTATAAGATTTTCATAAGAAGAAACAGTGAAGAATGTATATCCATAATCTTCGGAATTAAATCCAGATCCACCTACTCCATTTTTTGTAATACCCTCTACAAAAATTAAGTCTCCCGCATTAAACACGTTAGTCGTAAATCCAACTAGAGGTGTAGTTAAGAAACAAGTTACTATGCCAGAAGCAGATGATTGTATGGTGGAAATACCGACTCCATTTGAGTTATTAGTCGTAAATAAAGTTTTTGAGTTGAAACTAAGTCCAGTTGGAGATTCAAAAATTTCAACAGATGATATTGAATTTGAATTTATTTTTGGAACTAATATTCCACTATTAACCTTTTCCCCAGTTTCGTCATCAACAATCACAATTTCTGGTGCGGAGCTATAATTTCTACCACCATCAATAACTTCAATGCTATCAATTGTTAATGAATCTTTTAATTTAATCGTTGGTGGAATATTTGCTTCAGGTCTAAGAGTATTATCAGAAGGATATTCAAAAGATTGTTCTATAATTCTTATATCTCTTACTTTACCTATTTCATTAGATTTTACAAATAAATTAGCATCTCTTCCATTATCAGTGATGATACTTGTTATGCCAGGTAAAGTTTTATAAGTTTTTGTACTAAAATTAACAGAAATTTTGTCAATAGGTCCAGATGCTGTTTTTGAGGTGGTAGAATACTCTAGAGCAGAAGTATTATTTTGGTTATATAAAGTATTTTCTGGTTGTGATGATAGTGAGACAATAAACGTAGTTGTTCCTACACCAACAACAGAATAATTTTGATTATAGTAACTATTAATGAAAGAAATCTCACAATAATTTCTTACACTAACATCAGCTGTAGAAATATATCCAGATTTTTCAATATTATAAAATAGAGAATTTGGAAGTAACTCTGAATAATTTAAAGTAAGTTTAGCAGTGCTAGTCACCCCAACTGTTCCAACACCAATTGTTGATATGATTGAAGTATTTGCTATTGATACAAATTTGTTATTAAAGTCTTTATCTGAGTATAGATTAAAATTGTAACCACTCAATGAAGAATCGCTTAGATCAAATACTAAATTATTTCCTTTGATTGGTTGTAATTTTGGATTAACTAAGGACAATGCTTGATTAGAACCACCAGTAGATGCAATTGAAACTATTACTGGTGGGTTGGATACGGAGTCTTCATAAGTTATTGTTAATTTGATATTGTCTTTATCTACTCTATAAACATAATAAACTCCCGTCGATAGCCCAGAAGATACTAAATCAGATGCTGAATAATAAACTTTATCACCAGTTTTATATGAATGTGATGTTATGTTTATTGTATCTAATGCTGGATTAACACGATATGAATTGAAACCTACTGGATTAACCAATAACTTTTGAATATCTGACGCAAATTTTAATTTAACCGCAGTAGAAGTTCCAATACCTACAGATTGGTTAGGAACAACATTTAAAGTAACTGAATCACCTGGAATAAGTCCATGTGCTGTGGATACTGATACAACGGCATCATTTTTTTGAATGGTGCATGTTATTTGATTATATGTTGGTTCAAATGAATATTCAAAATTATTAGAACCATTTGTTCTAAAGAACAAACCCTTAGTATTTGTCGTTAGACCAACTTGAGTTACTATACCAATGTAGTCTTTTGATTTGTTAATAGCATAGACATATTCAAATGAAGAGTTTAGCAAATTAAATGGTGATGAAGTTTCTGTATTTGAAACAGAAATAGGATCTCCACTCTTCTTCCTAATGATAAGTCTTTGATTTGTTTTAAATGGGTGATCTGGTAAATAAATGCTTTGTGTAGGAATATCTATTTGATAATTTAATTCTCCTAGAGAATAAGTAACTGCTACTCCAACTCCAGATGTTGTACCAACACCAACAGACTGATTTGGATTGAAATATACCTTTGAATTTAAATCCGAATCAAAATATTGTAATGGTAATCCAATTTCAATAAAGTTGGGATATACAAATCCCAAAGTGCTAGTTGTGTGAGAAGTCCCACTTACACCCCTTTTAACTCTTAATAATTTTCTTTCCGAAAAAATATTTAGTACTGACATTATTTCAGTACCTATTCCTATACTTGAACCTATAGAAAGGGTATTTGGTATAGTAGAAATATAAATGTCTGTTACTAAACCAGATTGAGTAACTGGATTTGATGGAATATCTTTAAATACGGTAAATCTATCTGTTGATATTGATACCTGTCTATTTCCAGCTATTTTTGGAACAAATGTTGATAGACCAGATATTGATACAATATCACGATTATTTAATACATGGAATGGTGTAATATAAACTCTTGCTTTATTTTTATCTTCCCAGGTTAGAACCGCATTAGAATATTCTATAGTTGATGATGCAATAGATGTTATTGTCTTACCCTTTAGAGAAGAAACTACAGCTGATGCACCTTCAGCATTTGAATTCGAATTATCAAATACTAATGCATCATTTAATTTATAGTCAATGCCGTTTTTTGTAACCTCAACTGTTTTTATTTGACCCTTTTCAATAGATGTAATTATCGACTCTTGATTAAATTGTGAGTCATCTTCAATAATAAAATCATTTTGAGAGTATTCATCTGAAATTTTATATGGATAAGTATTTCTAACTAGATCTGATTTTGAAAAATCAAAGTCTTGATCTAAATTATTTTCAGCATATAGAGACCTAAATCTATTGCCAATAAAATATGGGAATTTTGGTTGATATAATCCATCCGTTGTTATTCCAGCAAAATATGCATATGTTCCATTTGGAAAGTCTGGAGTTTTGCAAAATCTTCCATTGTGTATATCTAAGTCTCCAGAATTATCAAATTTATAGTCTTCAACAAAGAATCCTGGCACAAATCCAGATGGTCTATCAACGATAACTGAAGTATCTTCAACATATCCTGGTTTTAATATGACTATACCTTGTGCTGAATTAATTGGATTTCTATATCCATATGGTCCATATATTGGATTTCCATCATATGCCCACCCAATAATTGGTGAATGAGAAGACCCGTTATCATTGAATTCATTTGTTGCAAGTTCATTTAAGTAGGAAATATTGCAATATTCTAACCCAGTGTTTAATTTTGGATGTAGATATTCAGATCCATATCTCTTTGCATCATTTAAAGTTAAATCTCTAACCTTTGTTTCTAGTTTTACATTTCTTCCAGCAGAAACTACCTTGATAGATGTTGTTGATTGTGTATATCCTATTCCAGAATTAATTACAACAACATTAACAATTTGACCATTATTAATTATTGGGCGTAAGACTGCTCCACTACCTTCACCAACTACCGTTAATGATGGGGTTGAATAATACTCAGTTCCCTTATTTCTTATATCTACTCTGACAATTTTTCCTGCAAGAACAACTGGATAAAGAGTAGCATCTTTACCATTTTTAATTGATATGTTGGGTTTTCTTTCAAAGTTTAAAACTGTACTACCATATCCACTACCAGATTCATATAGGTACAAATCAACAATACTACCACGAACAATGGGTGTGCATGTAATTACACCAACATTCGTCGATCCATATGCAACATTAACTGTGACACTGACATCTGGATATTTAAAAATATGATATCCACTTCCAGTATTTGAAAATTTAGTAAAAATATTTCTAGTATAATTTGTTGATATTGTTGCACCTATTCCAGCATCTGCCAATCTAAAGGAATCATTATCTTTCTTTATAATATAGTATCTGTTTGATGTTGATAGACCAGAAATTGGGGTGCCAGTATATTGATATTCAACAATATCACCCTCTTTAAAATTATGATCAGTAAAACTAATTGTATGCTCTATTGTAGAAATTCCTACTGGTTTAACATATAGTTTTCTATTTTGATATCCAGACCCAGAATCTAAGACTTTAATTGACTTTAAAGTCTTTTTACCGAGATAAGTTCTAAACTTATGGATTCCTGTATTTGACGCTGTTGTGAATCCAACTGTATTAATTCCAGTTATGTAATCATTAAAAGATGGATACAATCTAACAGTTTTATTATTTAAAACCCTTACAAAATAAGTTGCATTTTCCAGCAGGAATCTATTTTGATCAGCATTTGAACCAAGATATGTTCCGATACTAACTGGAGAATTTCCGTTAGATTTATATACTACAGCTTCACCATTTGAAAATTCGTGATTCGATAGAAATGTTATTGTTTCTGCAGTTTCGCCAACGCCACCAAAATTACTCAGAAGTCTCGCATCAAAATCAACTTCTCTAAAAGTTTTTTCTACAATAGGTTCTAATAAACATCCACTACCATTACCACCTTGAATACTTAATGAAATAACTTTTTCAAGTTCAATATTTTGCGGATCTACTAGTACTTCTTTAACAGAACCACTTATAACTGGTTGAACAAGTGAAGTTGTACCAGATCCAGTTGGTGGTCCAGATACAATTATTTGTGGTGGATTAACTACATCATAATCAATTCCAGAGTTTAAAATGCTTATAGATTTTAATGGTCCATAATAAATCTTATCTTGAGATTTATAATTTTTTATTTCGACACCATTGACCAACATTCCAATAAACTCTTTATCATTCTCTACTCCATCATTATCTTTGATGACTTCTCTAAGTGGAAATTTCCTTAATAATTTTTGTGGTTCAATATTTTTATTAAATTTAGATTCCACTACAAAACTATGCTTTCCACCAACTCCAGGAGAAAGAGGATTGAATGTAATATAATCATCTATTTGAATAAATGAATTTGATGCATATAATTTTATTTGTTTTGGATCAGTTAATACTTTTACAAAATATTTCCCTGTAGCAAGTCCAGATATTGGTGTTGTTTCTGGACTATAGATTACAGCATCTCCTGTCAAAAATGGTATAGAAGTTGGGAATGAAATAATAGAATAATCATCATCTGATAGTTCTTTTTGAATTGCACCGCTTTGAGTAGTTGCTGCGCCAATAAAAGTCGAAGCTGTACCAACTCTTATTGATGGTTTGGATGGTGTTGCATCAAGTCTGAAAGTGTATGATGGCAAAGAATTCGATGCCACATACATAAATTCATTTGCATCATCGGAATACACATTCTGAACATCTGCAAATAAAGTATCATTACCATACTTCAACGGTACTAATTCACTAGATGTTTTCTTAATGATTCTTCTTAATAGATGTGGTATCGAAGTCGAAGTGGTATATCCAACATAACTTAAGGTAACTTCTTTTGTTCCCCCATCAATACCTGTTACTTTTGCATTGGAAATTCTAACAGAACCAGTAACAGCATTAATAATATCAACTCTATCATTAACCTTTAAACTAGAAGAATCTATATCAGATTTTAAAGTAAAAACTTTAGATGATAGATTAAAAGAATCAACTTCAAAAGTACAGCTAGTATTATATACCCAAGAATTTGCAAAAATTTGCTTATAAGTTCTGTCGTTGGGGTTGCTTGGATTTTTTATTAAGTCACCTAGGTGTTTGATATAAATTTTTTCATTTTCAAGATTTAAAGCTTTATCTTCAATCATCTGTAAATTTGAAATTATGGAACATACTTTTAATTCTACTTTCTTATCTAAATTTCCATTTTCAAATCCAAAAATTGTCTGATTTGATCTTATCGAATCTTTGTTCGAAATATTTTCAGATATACCTGAACAATTTAAAAGTTGATTTACAGTTTTATCTGTATATACAATAGTATTATTTCCAGATATTGCTGTCCCAGATTTCTCAAATCCAATTGTCGAATCTACAGTAATAATTGAAGATCCTATTGAAACATCACCAATTACTTTAGTATTTGCTGTTACTGTAAGGTCACCTTCAATTAAGTCTTGATCGCTATACCCAATGAATAAACCTAGTTTATAATATACTTTATTTTTTCTGGTTAAAATTTCTACTTCAGATACAGCTGCACTTGTTTTAGTATCTAAAGAACTATAAATTGTTTGCCCAACTAAATTATTTGGATTTCCAGAAATTGCTTCGGTTAAAATAATAACTCTTCTAATGTACTCTGAATCAGATGGTTTAAAAAGAAATTGCTCTAGGTCAATTACTTTTGGAGTAACTCCATACAAAACTTTATAGAGGATTTTAAAAGATTCTTCAGTACCTTTTGACTGATAGAATGATCTTGCTTCTTTTAGAAAATTGCCAACATTTAAATCGGAAACAAAATCAACATTTTCCAAACCTGGAGCAATAGAATATTTGATTTTATTATAAAATTCTTTTAAAAATAGAGAGCTTAGATTTTGTACAGAAGAATATTGCGTATGTGAAGATGCGGTTGTTTCTGAAAAAACTAATTCTTCTGGATTATTTGAATCTCTATAACTAGTAATTCCACTAAATCCTCTAACACATCCAGTGAAAGAGTTTGTTGTAATTCCAGTATATGTAATAATTTCATCATCAATCTTTAGCAAACCATAATATTGGGGAAATCCCTTTGTACTCAAAACATTGATTGTTGAGCTAGTAGAGGTGATTGAAGAAGTTATTGAAGTGAATCCAACAATAACTTCTGGAGTTAAGTTGTCAAGATTAATGTAAGAATTAAAATTCTCAGAAATATCCGATGGACCACTTGGATATTCTTGAGAAATATAATATTGTTTTAAAAATTCAGATGCCTTTGGGCTTTCATCTAATATGAATGCAGGTAACTGATTTTCAATAATTTGATATGCCTTTACCTTTGATTCGATACCAGTTTGAATCATATTATCCTCTCTTTAGCTCTCCGTTTGAATAACTTGAAGTTACTTTAAATCCTACTCCTGAAATCTTCTCACCAGAAGAAATAGTATCCTTTACCATATTTATGGTGCTCTTTGAAACATCAAAATCCAAATACAAATCTTTTAATCCAATAACATCATTCGATTCTGGATATGCTTGAATCTCAATAATATTGTTTTCTAGTTCAGTTTCTGTAATAACTGTAGTTGAAAGCATTATTTCTCCAGTAACATAATCAACAGTTCCAGCAGATTTAATAATTACTCTATTTGTATTATTTTCTTTGATTTGCTTTACGATTGATAAAATTCCAGTCTTCTTATCTGCATTTGGAACATCTGTTAAATAAACTGTTTCCAATTCTCCAGAAATTTTAAATCCAGTGGATTTAATATTAAATCCAGCAGAATCCACATGGAAAGCATTTCCAAAGCAAAGTTCATATTGAGCAGATTGATTAACTAATGCTTTTAAATTCCTTCTAATTCTTACTCGGGTAATATTTGAAGTAATTGATCTATCTACATTATCAATTACATTCAAAATTTTACTATACTTAAATCTACCACCAAACTTATTAACCTCAACAGAATTAGAATAAGATTGTAGTGAATTGGTAATATTAGTTTTTAAATCATTGACATTATTAACTTGTGAAGAATTATAATAGACATATGAATCAATCTCAACATAAAGAACCTTCAGATCTATAATTTTTTGATTGATACCTGTCAGTGAATAATTTTTTAATCGACTTAAAATAAAATCTTTATCGAAGTCAGATATAAAATCTCCATTTTTTGGTTTAATACTTATCTGAACTGTTCCAAATTGAGGTGGATTTAATTCTTCACCCCCAACAACAGATACTGATTCTGTATTTGGATAGATTGATTGAATAATCGCTTCATAATCTCTAGCTGTTACTGCCCTATATTGTGCTGAGTACAATCTTGGTGCAAAATATTTAATTGATTCTACTGGTTCAATGCTTGTTCCATTAGAAGACTTATTAACTGTAGTTAAGGTTGTAGAAGATACCGTTGCAGATCCTCCTAGAGAATCAACAAATGTACCTGCAAAAGCAAAATTTGTAGCTCCATTCCCCTCTTCACCATCAGTAACAATATAAGTTACTGTGATGATTGTGCCATTTTCAAGTTTTTTACCAAAGTAACCATCACCAAAAAGTAATTCATACTTCTCATCCTGTATCTCTTGAATTAAATAAATTTCAGAAGTTGAATTAATGCTCAGAATATTATCAACTCTTTGATATTCTCTACCTACCCCTGTATCTGATGTACCTTTTACTTTAACTATAATAGTCTGAGTATCAATATATGAGTTATCTAAGATAAATCTTTGGTCTAAACTACCATCAACTGTAAAGGTCTTTTTCAGTAAAGTTCCTTGGTAAATCTCAATTGGTTCGTCAGCAGTTCCAAAAGTTGCTGTCTGATTTGTGACTGTGGTAGTTATATTTTCTGGGATTGAAAAGATATATGAATTCTCATTTGATGCCGTTCCAACGCACACAGGACCCCTTGCTTCAAGAGTTAGGGTAGGGCTGGTGAATGAACTACTAACGCCCACCTGAAGCGTTACAG